CTGGAGTTGTTGAGGCCACAACCAAAGCCGTTTCGGAAATAAATATTGGCGCGGCGGCGGAACAAGCGGCCGCAATTGTTGAAACTGAAAAGAATTTTGAACGATTAGCACAACAACAACAGCGTTTGGTTGAGGAATATGATCGTGATGCGGAACGTTTACGCCAACAACGTGATGATGAATCGTTAACTATTCAGGAACGTATTGAGGCTAATGAAAAATTGGCACAAGTATTATTGGATCAAAATGATGCGGAACAAGCTACAATCCAAGCAAGAATTGATGCAATAAATCAAAAGATTGAAGCGGAGGGCAAATCAGTTGAATTGTCAAATGAATTGTACGATTTAAACACCGAATTGTTGGCGGTTGAGGCCAAAGTCACGGGTTTTCAATCCGAACAGCAAACAAACGCAAACGCATTGAAAAAAGAGGCGTTGGAATTGGATCAGTCACGAAAAGAGGCCATCAACGAATTAGGGTTTGAACAAGCGCGTATTGAAGCCGAATCCATAACAAATGAACAATCAAGATTGGAACGATTGATCGAAATAAACGAGGCCGAACGTGAGGCCGAAGTTAAACGATTGGAGGAAAAAAGAAACGCGGCAAAAGAGGGTACACAAGCGTTTGTTGATGCGCAAAATGAAATCGATGCAGTTAATCAAGAGGCGGCCAACAATGAAACAAATTTAGAAAAACAAAAAAACCTCAACAAAAAAATGTTGATGACACAAGCGTTAAATGATGCTGTTTCAATCTTAGGTAAAAATTCAAAAGCGGGGAAAGCAATTGCAATCGTACAAGCGATTCGCGATACATTTGCGGGGGCCAACAAAGCATTGGCATCAGCACCACCGCCGTTCAACTTTATTAGCGCGGCGGCTGTTGTTGCGGCGGGTATTAAAAACGTCAAAACCATTACCGCTACAAAAGATAATCCCGCACAATCGGCATCAGGATCAACCACACCATCGGCATCATCATCAAGTGGCCCATCATCGGCACCCCCCGCATTTAATGTTGTGGGCGATGCGGGAACCGATCAATTAGCAACGGCATTGGGCGAGGCCGCAAACAAACCACAACGTTCATACGTGGTTTCTGATGACGTTTCAACAGCACAAGCGTTGGATCGAAATATCATTGAAACAGCGGGATTGTAAATACAAAATTTTAATTAAAAATCGTTAGATTATTATGAGAATTATTGAATTAGTAATTGATGAGGAAAACGAAATTTCAGGCGTTGATGCCATTTCAATTGTGGAAAATCCCGCCATTGAGGAAAATTTCATTGCATTAAAAGATCAAAAAAAATTCAAGTTCGAACAAGTTGGTGATAAAAAATTATTGACGGGGCCATTACTTATTCCAAACAAACCCATATTCAGAAAATCAGGGGATGATGAATATTACATTTATTTCACCCGCGAAACCATACGCAAAGCGGCGGAATTGTATTTGAAAAATGGGTATCAACAAAATCACACATTAGAACATGATGCGAAATTACGCGGAATGACATTGGTTGAATCATGGTTGGTTGAGGATGAAACGCACGATAAATCACGAAAATTTGGAATGGATGTTCCATTGGGTACGTGGATGGGTACGATCAAAGTTGATAATGATGATGTTTGGGAAACATTTGTAAAAGGCGATCAGCCAGTCAAGGGTTTTTCTATTGAGGGATATTTTGCTGAAAAAGTAAATTTAAAATCAGCCGTAAAATTCGATAATGATGAAATCGAAAAACAATCAACAATTGCCGCGTTACGGGAAAAATTGGCCTACACACCCAAACGTAAAAAACGTGAATTAGAATCATTTACAGATTATCCAGAGGCCGCATCAAACAACGCCAAACGCGCGATTCAATATAATGATGATATTGATAATAAATGCATGACACAAGTCGGCAAAGTACGTGCACAAACACTTGCAAATAAAAAAGCGATTTCGGAGGATGTTTTAATTCGCACCCGTGCATACTTATCCCGTGCAAAAACTTATTACAAACCAGATGATAAGGAAGCGTGTGGAACCATTGCATATTTGGCATGGGGTGGCGATGCGATGTTACGATACGCAAACGCAAAATTAAAAGGTTTGGGATACGAATCGTTATTTGATCAAGTAGTAAATGATGATTTTGCTATTATAATGGATCGATTGGCGTATTCCACACGTGAAAAAGCGTTGGAAATGGCAAAAGATTTATCATGTGATGGATACCACGAACACGAATTGGACGGAAAAACATGGTTCATGCCCTGTTTTCAACACACCATAAAAAAATGAAAAAAATTGCAGTAGGATTTTTTATAAAACCAAAGGTTCGGCGAAAAGGGGTTCATGCCAAAACCAAAATGAGTCAAACAAAGGGATCAAAAAATTATCAAAAACGATACAAAGGTCAAGGCCGATGAAAAAAAAATTTATAACACCATCATATACATCACCGCGTGGATCACGGCGCGGGTGTTTGTGTAAAAATAAAAACACATACCATGTTGATTGTTGTGATGGATCAATACATGCACAAGGAATAGGAAACATTTCGCGAACCAGTTAATTAATAAAAATGAGAACACAAAAATCAGCCATGAATAAAGTGGCAAAAATAAATAAAAACAAAACAGAATTAAACGCACATCGTTTGAATCTTAGCTTACAAGCCGACATTAACAAAGTTGTTGATGAAATGGATGATTCGTTTGGATTATTGGAGGAACAGCAACAGGAATTGGATGATTTGGCTTTAAAACTTAGAAATATAAAAGGTGATTTTGATAAATTAGTAAATGACACGGAGGGCGATATCAGATCCGCCCAAGCTGATTTACAACAAGGAAAATCAATTGAGGCAAAAGTAAAACAGGCCGCAAAAGATTTGGGCGTTGATCCCGATGGTGTCAAAGGTTTTGATTTGTTACAAGTTGCGATCAATGATCTGGAGGAACAAATTAAATTTACACCAAAATTCATTCAACAACTTAAGTAAAAGGCAAAATCAACATTTTTAAACGTTATATTTATATGAAAACGAATATCATAAACGAAATCAAAACCCTATTGGGTATTGAATTAGAGTTGGCACAAGCCAAATTGGAAAACGGAACAGTTTTGGAGGCTGAAGCATTTGAAGCGGGTAACGAAATTTTCATTGTCACTGAAGATGAAAAGGTTGCCGTACCTGTTGGTGAATACGAAATGGAGGATGGCCGTATCTTAGTTGTAAAAGATGAGGGCGTTATCGATTCAATCGTTGAAAAAAACGATGAACCAAAAGAGGATGAGGCCGAAGAAGTTGAAGCCGAAGAAAAAGAAGAAGAATTGGCGGATGATAAGGAAAAAGAGGAAATGTATGTTTCCAAAAAAGAATTTGAAACGGCAGTTGAAGAAATTAAAGCCATGATCGAAAAGATGATGGAACCAAAAGAGGAAAAAGAGGAGGCAAAAAAAGAGGAAATGAGTGCGGCCGTTGAGCCTATTGCACATTCACCTGAAATTGAAAAGGCCGAAACTAAATTCCAAATTGGACAAAACAAACCACAATCCACAATGGATCGGGTATTAGCTAGATTATCAAAATAAAAATTAAATTATGAGTATTTCAAAAACAACAAATACATACGCGGGTGAATTTGCGGGTAAATATATTTCCGCCGCCCTTTTAACAGCCGATACCATTGATGGTGGCGGAATTGAAGTTATACCAAACGTTCGACACAAACAAGTTGTAAGGACATTGAACACTGATTCCATCGTTTATGATGCATCATGTGATTTCCAAACGGGACAAGGTACGATCACACTTGATGAACGTATTATTCAACCAAAGGAATTGCAAGTGAATTTGGATTTATGCGCAACATCTCTGACGGATACATGGGAGGCCGCCCAGATGGGTTATTCAGCACATAAGGATCTACCAACTGAATTTTCTGATTTCTTAATTGGACACGTTGCGGCAAAAGTTGCCCAAAAAACAGAACAAACAATTTGGGAGGGTGATGATACCGCAAACAATGGTGAATTTGACGGCCTTACAACACTACTTGCGGCGGATACAACGTTGCCATCAGGTCAGGATATCGTGGGCCAAACATTAACGGCATCAAACATACTGGCTGAAATGCGTTCAGTGGTACAAAACATCCCATCGGCCGTATATGGTCAAGAGGATTTGCACCTTTACATTTCATCAAAAGCGTTCAAACTTTATTTGGAGGCCCTTAGTGGATATGGTGCATCAGGATTAGGCGCAAATGGAGTAAATAACATGGGGCCAATGTTTTATACACCAAACGAAACGGCCATTTCAATTGATGGTGTTAAAATTTTCGTTGCACGAGGATTAGCTGACAATGCAATGGTAGCGGCACAAAAATCAAACCTTTATTTTGGTACTGGATTATTGAATGATGCTCAAACCGTGTCAGTTTTAAACATGCGCGAAATTGATGGATCACAGAATTTCAGAATCGTAATGCGTTACACGGCGGGTGTCCAATATGGGACAACGGCTGACATAACGGCTTATGGTTTAGGTTTATAAAAATAATATTAACGGGCGGTTTCGGCCGCCCATAATTTTGATAATATGGCATGTGCATTAACATCGGGGCGTGAGTTATCATGCCGCAAATCAGTTGGAGGCATTAAAGCGGTTTATTTTGCGGATTACGGCACATTGGGTGACAAATCAGCGTGGACGTTTGATTCAACAACTGGATACATTGAAACTTTTGGTACATCAACACCCAATTGGTTTCAATTTGATTTAAAAGGTACCAATTCATTGGAACAAGCAATTACGGCATCACGTGAAAACGGGAGTGTGGTATATGAGCAAACATTAACATTGACATTGCCTCAATTGGATAAAGATACCCAAGACGAAATAAAATTATTGGCGTTTGGTAGGCCACACGTCATCGTGGAGGATTACAACGGAAATTATTTATTAGTTGGTGAGGATAATGGCGCGGATGTCAGCGGGGGAACCATCACAAGTGGAACAGCCCTTGCGGATCTTAGCGGGTTTACATTGACGTTTTTAGGTCAAGAAAAAAACCCCGCATCATTTGTTGAATATACGGCATTTAGTTCGGATATTAGCACAACACAAATCGATCCCGCACCATAATTTTGGTGAAATGATTTGCATATAAGGGGGCCAATTGCCCCCTTTTTTTATGTGCAAAAATTAAAAAAAAGATCGTTATATATACATGAAAGTTTTAAAAACAGGAACATCAAATCAAACGTTTACATTTATTCCCCGTGATTATGTAACAACGGCAACGTTAATTTTACGTGATGATTCCACAAACGAATCAACAAGTGTTGAGGCCACATTCACAAAAACAGGTGATTATTTGTCTTATACGGGTTCATTTGATTTAAAGGAGGGCCGTTTTTACGATTTACAAGTTCAAACCGATGGTGATTTTTGGGATGAGAATATTGATCAATGGCAATTGGTAAATTACGATTGGGATGATGAAAATTATCCAACAGCTGTTGTTTACCGCGATAAAATCTTTGTGACAGATCAAACAATTGATCAAAATGATCAAAAAGAATACACCATTAATAAGGATGAATATAAATCCGATAAAACATTTGATAACGATTACATCATATTATGAGCAAAATAAACATCGTTAATTTATCAGCATACACATCGCCAGAGGTGATCGAAACACGCCAAAATGATTGGGTTGGGTTCGGTGAGGATAATAATTTTTTCGGTTATCTTATTGATCAATTTAATGGATCACCAACAAATAATGCCGTTATAAACGGAATTTCACAACAAATTTTTGGAAAAGGGTTAAATGCAACAGATTCAAACCGCAAACCCGATCAATATGCGCAAATGATTTCATTATTGCGATCGGATTGTGTACAAAAATTCTGTTATGATCTTAAATTGTTTGGCCAATGTTCAATGCAAATTGTTTATTCAAAAGATAAAACAAGAATTGCAAAGGTTGAACACATCCCAGTTGAAACATTACGCGCTGAAAAAGCAACTGACGGCAAAATTCGCGCTTATTATTACCATCCAGATTGGAAAAAATATAAAAAAGCCGATAAATTAAATAGAATTCCCGCATTTGGCGAAAGCAAAGAGGACATTGAAATCATGTACGTGAAACCTTATCGGGCGGGAATGTATTATTATTCCGCGCCAGATTATACGGGGGGGTTACAATATGCCGAATTGGAATCCGAAATCGCAAATTTCCATTTACATAATGCGAAAAATTCATTTGCACCATCAATGTTGTTAAATTTTAACGGAGGAGTTCCAAATGATGAGGAACGCGCATTGATTGAACAAAGAATTAAACAAAAATTTTCAGGAACATCCAATGCGGGGAAAATAATTGTTGCATTTAACAATTCAGCCGATGAGGCGGCCACAATGGATGCGGTTCAATTAAGTGATGCCCACAATCAGTATCAATTTTTGAGTGAGGAATCCATGAAAAAAATCATGGTTGCCCATCGTGTGGTGTCACCTTTATTATTTGGTGTTCGTGATGGCGGAAACGGATTGGGTTCAAACAAAGATGAGTTGGAAACAGCTTTTATTTTGATGGAAAATGTTGTGGTAAAAGGATTTCAGCAATTACTAATCAATGCATTTGATCAAATTTTAGCATTTAATGACGTTTCACTTAATTTATATTTCCAAACATTAAAGCCATTGGAATTCACTGACATGGCAATTGTTGATGAGGAAACACGCGAGGAGGAAACGGGCGTAAAAATGAGTTCAGATGATGATCATGATTTGAATTTAGGCGATTTGGATGAGGGTGAATTACTTGATGATGAATGGGAATTGGTTGATGAACGTATCCATAATGAGGAAAATGAATCAATTGATGATTGGGCCAAAAAACACATTATAGTAAAAGATGAATTGGCCAAAGAAAAACCAACAAATGTTGGCAAATTAAAAAAGAAACCATCAAAGTTTTCATATTTAGACAAAAGTTTTTATAAAGTTCGATATCGATATGCGGAGGGTGCATCGGATTCGCCAGTTGGAAACACAAGAAAATTTTGCGATCAGATGATGTCACGCACAAAAAGGGGATACGTTTATCGGATTGAGGATATTGATGCGGCATCAAATGACGGGGTAAACAAATCATTTGGCCATAAGGGGAAAGATTATGATTTATTCCGATATAAAGGCGGTGTAAATTGCCAACACGTATGGAATGAAGTGTTGTATCGTTTAAAAAAGAGTACAAGCGGAACAGATTACAAAAAAACACAAAATATTGGATCATATAAAGTAGTTGATTCAATTCCAAAAACTTATCAACCAAAACCACGTGGATGGCAAGATGCAAAGACGGCCCCGCGCGACATGAAAAACAACGGGAGGAAATAAATGGCAACGGCATTATTCATATCACGAACAGATTTAGCACGAAATTCAATTTTGGATGGATCGGTGGACACGGATCGTTTTATAAACTTTATTAAAGTTGCGCAACAAATTCATGTTCGTGACAAAATGGGATCCAAATTATACGAAAAGGTATCAAATGATATTTTAAATAATACATTGGCGGGTGATTATTTAGAATTGGTCAATGAATTTATACAACCAATTTTGATCCACGCATCAATGGTTGAATATTTACCATTTGCGGCATACCAAATTAAGAATGGCGGTATATTTAAACATTCATCGGAAACAGCAACGACACCTGATAAAAGCGAAATCGATTTTTTGGTAAATAAACACAAGGAATACGCCGATTATTACACTCAAAGATTCATTGATCACATGAGTTTTAATCAAAGTAAATTCCCAGAATATAATCAATCAACAAATGATGATATATATCCAAACAAAAACACATCGTTGAGTTCATGGAACATATAAGATACAAGCCGAAAAAAGTCAATGTTGACAAATTAAAGGCGTTTTTAAAGAAACAAAATATAAGTTTAAAGGATGGCAAGTTTACAAAATAAAAAAATTAAAGATACTTATGTTGGCCTGTTAAAAACAGAGGATAATGCCAATGTTGATTCAACAGAAAAAAACATCACTGATGGTTCGGGGAATTCAACAGGCGTTAAAATATCCAACGATGGAACGTTAAATGTAACGGGCGAATTAAAGTTCGGAACATTGACCGATACTGGCGAATCAATAAGTGTTTCAAAATTCGTTGATTCAACCGATGGATTAAGCAATAACGATAACGACACCACAATTCCCACAAGTGCGGCGATTATTGATTATGTAAATACAGCATCAGGCAATACGGATTTAGGATCAACACCATCATCAACTGATGTTGTGATCACGAGTTCAACAGGAACCGATGCAACAATCAGCGCGGCCGATTCAACTGATGCGGGTGTTATGTCGGCGGCTGACAAAACCAAATTAGATGGTATTGCATCAGGTGCGGAAGTGAATCCAACAAGTACGGATCAATTATCAGAGGGATCATCCAATCTTTATTTTACATCAGTTCGTGCGGTCAATGCGGTGACGGGTGGTAATTTAGACATGGGATCTTATGATATTACCACAACTGGTAAAATTTACTTTGCAAACGTTTTTAGCACCGAAGGAGATTTGCCAAGCGCATCAACTTATCACGGGATGTTTGCACACGTCCACGCAACAGGAAAAGCGTATTTTGCACATAGTGGATCATGGCACAAATTATTGGATGAGGATTCAAGTAATACGGATGATTTAACAGAGGGATCATCAAATTTGTATTATACCGATGCAAGGGTTTCGGCTAATTCTGATGTGGCGGCTAATACCGCCAAGACAGGCATAACAACAGCACAGGCTAACGAAATTACGGCAAACACGGCCAAAGTGGGTATTACGACTCAACAGGCCTCTGATATTAGTGCTAACAATTTAAAAGTTGGTATTACTACACAACAAGCTGATGATATAATTGCTAACAACGCAAAAAATTCTTACCCAACAGCTGATTCAACCAAACTTGCGGGAATTGAAGCGGGGGCCGAAGTCAATCCCACATCAACAGATGAGTTAACAGAGGGTACAACAAACCTTTATTACACCGAATCAAGAGTAAGCGCAAACACGAATGTCGCGGCCAATACCGCAAAGGTAACGCGGCGGCCTATTATAGCGGGTGGTAACACATTGGATACATCCGAAACACTTGAAATTGCAGCGGGTTCAAATGTCAGTATTAACGAAACTGGTGGTGTTGTTACAATTTCATCATCAGGCGGTTCAGGCGGTGGCGATATTACAGCGGTCACAGCGGGTGATGGTTTGACGGGCGGCGGCGTGACTGGCGATGTCACTTTGAATGTAGTTGGCGGCACAGGTATTACAGCAAATGCAAATGATATTGCATTGGATTTTACGGATTTTGATACTGACAATATCACAGAGGGTGCAAACAAATTCACAACCGCATCAAATTTAACTAAATTATCAGGAATTGAAACGGGTGCGGATGTCACCGACACAACAAACGTAACAACGGCGTTAAATTCCATTTCAATAAAGGAATTAAGTGATGTATCAACAACAAATCCAACAGATGATCAAGTATTACAATTCAATAGTACAAGCGGGGAATACGAACCAACAACATTAAGCACGGGAGGGGTAAGTTCAGTAAATGGCGATTCAGGCCCAACAGTAGTTTTGGATGCTGATGATATCAGTGATTCAACCACAACAAACAAATTCACCACATCAGGGGATATTTCAAAGTTATCAAACATTGAGGCAAATGCCGATGTAACGGATTCAACAAATGTGACATCAAGTTTAGTTGGCGCAACAGCAATATCATCGGGTGACAAAACCACGATAAGGTCAAATATTGGTGCGGGAACATCGAATTTAACATTAGGAACCTCATCAACCCAAGCGTTGGCGGGTGATACAACCACCATAACGGCCCAACAAATAACTGATATTTCCAATAATAACAATAAAATTAGTTTTGATTCAGCATCATCAACTAAATTAGCGGGAATCGCAACAGGCGCGGAGGTTAATGTTCAATCAAATTGGAATGAAACCGATGTAAATGATGATTCATATATCCAAAACAAGCCAACGATTCCAACAAACAACACGGAATTAACAAATGGTGCGGGATATATAACAGCATCATCAACCGATACCCTTACAAATAAGAGTGGAAGTAACAGCCAATGGACAAATGATGAAAATTACATAACAGGCAACCAAACAGTAACACTATCAGGAGATATAACAGGAAGTGGTACAACAGCTATAACAGCAAGTATATCAAACAATGTGGTAGGTGCTGATGAATTAAACGTAAGTGGTAATGGTACATCAGGGCAAGTATTGGCATCTGATGGAGATGGCACTTTTAGTTGGGCGGATGCGGCTTCAGGTGGTGGTTTAACTGTATCTACAATAAGCACTAACACAACAGCAGTCAAGGATTATTTATATGTTCTTACAGCGAGTTTAACACTTACATTGCCTGCAAGTCCAAGCGCAGGGGATAGTATAAAAATAGCAAACTTTAGTAATGTTGCAAGTTGTATTATAGGTAGAAACAGTAGTAATATAATGGCTTTAGCAGAAGATTTAACACTAAACGACACAACAGCAAGAATAACATTAATTTATACAGACGCAACTAGAGGTTGGGTAATATTCTAAAAACAAAAATATGAGTGCATTAACACAATTTATAAAAGATGGGCAGATAAGGGACCCAAAACAATTACCTATAATGGTTGTAGCAGCTTCAGGTGGTTATCTTGATGACAAGGGGTGGATGTTAGTACAAACAAGTACAATATCTGTAACAAATGATGGCGGAATGGCTGCTGACGCTCCTTACACACCATTTAGAGAAAATTCTTATGGGTGGGGTAACAATGTTGCAAGAATAACCCCAACAGCATCAAGTTCTTACAGCACGATATTAAACGTAACATCAGGAGGAGGGTATTTACTTAACGTACAAAATACAGTAACAAACGGTTCAGGTACAAGAGAACAGGGGTTGAGAATAACGGTAGATGGAGTGGTAACCACATATCCTGCATTTGACTATGGTTCAACACACACATCATTTGGTAGTAATTTTTGTACTTTGTGGGGATATGTAGGTTTAGGTTCAAGTTCAAGTCATTATAGCGACAGGGATGCTGCAGATAGCGCAACATTAAGAGGAGTATCTTCAGACCAAACCCCACGTGCATATACTGATGGTGTAACTGATTTTAGAATATTTAGCGCACAAGAATTTAAACAAAAAAAATTACCTGCATTAAGATTTGAGCAAAGCTGTAAAGTGGAATTGTACACTACAAGTTTGTATTCTGACCGATATGGACCTGCTTACTGCTCATATTATTTAGACAGTCAAATATTTTAATTATGATAATAGAAAACATAACAAATCCAAACCAAGAACCACGAGAAGGCGATTTAGTAAGGTATATATACGATAGCGGTGTTATTGTAGAAAAAGAATTTGTAGCACCTGTTGAAATTGATGATGTTGTTGATAAACAAAATCAAGAACGTCAATGGAGAGATAGCGAGTTAAGTGGTACTGATTGGATAGTATCCGTAACAGACCATCCACAACACGCTTCTTATTTAGTGTACAGAGAGGAATTAAGAGATTACCCACAACAGGCTGATTTTCCAAATGGTGATCGCCCAATAAAACCATAATCATGGATTTTACATCATTTAAAATATACGCATTAAATTTTTCAGCAATCACAATCAGCACGTTTAATATTTTAGAAGATAGTTTGACTATTTTATTACTTTTAATCACATTAGGATACACGATTCAAAAATGGTGGGATTTAAACAAAAAAGATGAGGGCGATAAATAAAATAATTATTCATTGTTCAGCAACCGAACACGATATGGATGTTGGTGTTGATGAAATACGATCATGGCATACAATGAAACCACCAAAAGGTAACGGATGGAGTGATATTGGTTATCATTATGTTATCACACTTGATGGCGAAATACAAGAGGGCCGCCCAATAGAACGAACAGGTGCACATACAAAAGGCCATAATCATCATTCAATTGGCATTTGTTATGTCGGTGGCCTTATAAATGGCGAATCGGCCG